TTCTGGGGTAACTTTAGCGAGACAATGGCTCGTGACCCACAGAATGCATGGAAAGTTCTCAACCAAGTTCAGCCAAACACAGTACAAAATAAACTCTTTGTAATGGAGTAAGGCTATGAGACCTATGATCCAATATGGAGTTCCTACCGTTGCTGGTTTAGGAACTTCCGTAAGGGCTTCTAGAGAAGATGAAAATATAGGTCCTGTTGCTCTAGCTGGAGCAGCCGGTGCTGCCGGTGGTTATGGTGGTTTACTAGCTGCCAAACAACTTGGTCCAGGAGGAATGTTAGCTGGGAAGTTAGCACCTTTTATAGGTAAAATAGGAGAAAAAACTGCCCCTATTTTCCTTAACTATGGTAGGAATCGTAGAGGTTCCAATAAAGTACCTAAAAAAGCTTTTTTAGGAAAACAAGCTGAAAGATTAGGTCAAGCTTTACCTACTCTTACTGATCCAGCAGCATTCCAAGAAGCTCTTGCAGACCCAAGTATTGCTAGGAGTTTCGGTATTGCATCAGCTGCCGCCACAGTACCTGCTTCCGCTTTAGCGGCTGGTCTCGGTGGTGTTGCCGCTGGTAAAGCAGTTGGAGCTTTTGGCGTACCAGGATTTGTAGATCCTGAGTCTTATGGATCTAGTAACTCACCCGGAGCTAGATACAAACAGACAACCGTTAACTATGTCTAAGAAAAACTAAGCATATTCCTTATATTTAGTAAGCAAAATTAGATACTGTTAAAATTTTATTTAGATAGGACTATAATGTCTAATTCTTTGACCCCGATAAAACATTACTGCACCTTTGGAGGATAATACAAAGTGTTCATCGATAATGACTTTCCCAAGATTCTTGGTGCGGAGCTATATAGGCCCCACCCTGCGTATGTTGCGGAAATGGCTACTGAGCCAGTCGTGGTACATGATTTCGCAAGACAGCCTGGACAAACTGTCCAGCTCGACAGATACAAGTTCTGGGGAACACCAGGTACTAAGGATTCAAGAGAGCGTATTGCAGATCAGACCATTGGCACAGCAAATAGTCGTAATATAACAAAAGAAAAGGTACTTGTAGTACTTAAAGAGTACACAGGACCTGCAGATCCAGGCGATCCTACACAGCCAAGTACATTTAAAATTGCTCGTGAAACTCTAGTTACAGCACAGCGTCTTCTTTTAGACACTGGTAACTTAAACATGTTCCACCAGTCTATTGGTTCTCTAACACTTTTAGATGACTATAGAAGATGGAGAGATAGAGTTTTCATTGACGAGCTTGCAAAGGCAGAAGCTAACGGAATAGCATCTTCTTCACAAGGTGGATACTACTTCGCTGGTGGTAAAACAAAAGATTCATCTGGACGTATTGCATATACATCAACAGAATATGGCAATCAAATCCAACAGTTCTCAGTAAAAACTGACCTTTTAACTGTTGTTAAAGACTTACGTAAGCGTAATGTTCCAACATATGCAGATGGTTTATACCGTGCTCTTGTTGATCCAACATTCATGATGCACTTACGTCGTGACAGTGACTTCAGAGAAATCGCTCGTTACTCAGGTGCTCCTGGTCAGGGAATGTACATGGGCAACCCCATGATCCCTAACAACGCAAGTTTCTTCCAAGGACCACAAGCTGGACAGGCTTACTTCCTTGCTGGTGAACCAGTAATGCCAACAGGCGTACAGTTTGAAGGTGTTAAATTCTTCGAGTCTACTAACTTCCCATCAAAGAGTGTAACAGCTACTTTTGATAATAGTTCTTATGCTTCTCAGGAAGTTGCTCAAGGATTCTTCTTCGGACCACAGGCAATCGGGGTTGGAATTGGAGGACCAAACGCACAGGTACTAATCAATAATAATGATGACTTCAGTAGATTTATCATTCTTATCTGGCAGCTATACGCTGGTTTCGAGAGTCTAAACAAAGACTTCGTTACAACAGCATTTAGTTTTGTATCTGACGACGGCTCAATCTAGTAAATAATAAATAAGTAAAAATTAAAGGAGAAATAAATGTCTTACTTGTCAGCTAAGAAAATCTATCCTGGTAACTTTACAGAGGCTCTTAATGGTTGGTACAAGAATATTGATACTAACGATAGTGGCTCTAATGACAAGAGTGTAGGAGGTCCTACTTCTGTACTCGCAGTTCCAGGCTATAGATATTTTCAACAACGTGGTTACGCACAAATCACAGGTAAGGTAGGTGCAAAGGTATCTTCAGCAGATGTCATTGTTCCTTCACCTTACAGAAATGACGATACACGTACAGACATAACAGGAATGGTTATCTCAGGTAGTTCAACTCTTCCTTCTTATGTTTATCGTGCGGCAGTATCTGTTGCATCTGGTTGGGATGGTCGTGTTGCTTCTGGTATTTATGCCGCAACTGGTGACGCAATCTCATTCGGACGTAGTAATGGTGGTGCTCCAGTAGCAGCTTCTGGTCTTGCAGAAGCCGTTGCTCAGGCAAACATCACATCTACAGTAGATGGAACAGGTGATGGTGGATCTGGTGCTATCTTCTTCGCTGCTGGCGTTGAAGGTTTCAGTGCTAACCCATTCGTTACAGCTTCAGGAACAGGTGCAGGTGGAGCATTGAATCCAGCCACACCATATAAGTCAATCACTGCTGCAACTACTTACAAAGTATTTAGTAAAGCAGGTGCTAATGCTACTGCCGCTGGAAATGGTTTCTACCTATCCGATGCAGATGTAGATGCTAATAAAAAAGGATACATTGTATGTGAAGTTTGCTACATCCAACCAGATGAAGCTCCTCAGTACAACGATATCGAGCAGTACATCATAGGTCGCACAGTTAGCTAAATGAGGTAAACTAAGATCAGGTATATTACTTGGTCTTAGTTATGCTTTATCAGCACAAAAAAACAGGTGCGAGAGTTAAAAAAGTTTGCAGCTACGAAGATGGCGAATATTTCATGGTTGAAGATCAAGACGGTAAAATCTTTACCGCCTTTGACCATGAATTAATTTTAGATAAGTCCGCTACTACAAAAGTCAAAACTTTACAAATAAAAGACAAGGCAGCAAAAGAAGAGCCTCGATCTTTCCCTCCCGAAACTAGATTAAATATAAATGGTGCTACGGCACAAATGATTGCGGATCATGTAAAGGGAATAGGTTTGAAGACAGCTAAAGAGATAAAAGATTTACAAATGTCTTTATCGGGTGAGAAGTTTGCGAATCTTGAACAGCTCAGACAAATAAAGAGGGTAGATTGGGATTCTCTCTTTGCTGCTAATTTAATCCGAGTATAATTATTGAATAACGTAAATAAAGTGTGGAACTATCTGACTTCGATAAAAGTAGAGTTAGGTATCATTTAGGATACTTCACAGTTTCTGTACCAGCAGGTGACTATGCTCGTTTGGAAGAAGCTATGAATACTATTCCAGATTCATTCTTTAACGACAGAATTATTGTTCAGATTGGAAGATGTGATACTGCTGAGAAGAAAACAGAAGTAGCATCAACACCTTCTACAAGATTAGAGACAATTGCTGGTGACGTTGATAGAACTATTCGTTCCAGTAATGCCAAAGATGCTTTGAAGATATGGAGTGAGATATATTTGTATGAAACAAATAGATTAGCAGGGATACTATACGTACCTAATTACAAAGATCCTATGCAAGCTAGATATAGATATGAGAGATCAGGTGCTGAATTTATACAAGCTTTACCCGGACCTGCAGATACAGCAGTCGGATCTCGTATGCATTTAGCGGAGAACTGGAGGTAGATATATGAGTCCCGCATTCGCTATTCCTCTTGGTGGCCTTATTCCTCTTGCAGGGCTAAGTCTAAGCATTCTTTTTTTAGGAAGACAGCAACAAGGCGAGGATAATATTTATGGAGGCATAAATTTTGGACCTTCAGGAGAAAGTAATACTCTTAATTTTCAAGATTTGATAAATACTATGCGGAAGAATCCTAAGATTCCGTTTTTAAATTTTGGTAAGAAAGATACATTTACAG